GTTTGTATCATCTCGATTTAAAAGAAAAACACAAAACGTAAACAAATGAAATAATAAACAAAACACATGTAAACATAAACTCTCGTAATATATAAAAACTGGCAACTGAGCCAGTAAAACAAACCGGCCCAATTCTACGTCCATAGCCCTAGGACAACCTTTCATAAAAGGAATAAATCGTGGAAACCTAAACAGGTTCACCCACGGGGGCACCAATAAACAAAACAAATGAAAAATCTTCATCTATAGCTTTGGTAACAAAATAATTAGCTGTAGTTGCATCGGACACCGGACGAGTAACATGAAGTTCCCACTTCATGAACTGGTTAACGGTGGTGATATCCGGATTAAACAAAAAGCCAGGAACATACCTGAACATTGAGTAATCAGGAACAATAAAATCACAATACTCTCTATTAAATCCATCATACACTTCACTCGATAATTGGCCACTAAGAGTAGCGGCAGAGTTAGATGTAGTAATACCCTCAGCAGCAGCATAAGGATCAATGGAAACTCTAAACCAGGGAGTACCCAAATCAACACCAGCTAATATTCTCTCAGCAGGACGAACACGATAACGAGCACCGCCACGGTGTCCAGCAAAAGCACATTTCAACCACCTAAAATGACTAAAACCAGTCAAGGTAAGTGGATTTAAAGCAGTGCCAGCCAGAGTACCATTGTCGAAGCAAGGCTCATGCATCCAAGCTACAGTAGAGAATGTTTTATTTGTAGCGCCAGCAGTCCCTGCCCCAGAAGAAACCAAGTATCCAAAATATTGATAACGCTTCAAAAGCGCTCTAGTAGAATGAATCATTTCACCCATACTATTTCTTGATACTAGTTCATCTGAAGCCGGTTCAGCACCAAATTTACAATGCGTGACAGGAGTCACGTTAGTAATAAGGGCTGATTGGAAAACAATGTCTTCAGACTTGAAAACACTTTTCTCACAAACCAACGACTGAGGAACGATATCTTCAGAATTTAAACGTAATGCTTCAGTGTCAACCAACGTAAAATTTGGTAGCTCTGAAGCATACATCAATCTGAAGTCATCCCCCGCCTTCATAGAAACCAATAGAGTCACAGCTTGTGAATCCAAAGGCGAATTTAGAGGGTTGTAAACTTCAACACTCAACGTACCATTATAATCTCCGGCGGTAGCGTAATCAGTCTGGGGATTAAGATACGTATCTCTCACGCGCAACCATGGCGTGACACTTGACCAGCCAACGCTGATCTCGGCTGTGGCACCGGGTTTCACTTCCAATACACATGTTCTAGCCGCTTCATTCGGAAAATCACCAATTGAACCGGAACCAGGATCATAAGTAATCCTGATAGAACCTGCATGCTGGTTAGAACACACTACTCTAAAGGAGTACACGATTGTACCACGCCAATAACGAAATGAGCCAGAAACCCACCCAATCGCAGAGGGGGTCGTGGCATTAGTAGTGCTATCGTACCATCCCAACATAGGATGTACTCTAACATTAATAAGCGATGTTAAGGAGGCACTTGAAGTATCCCAAGTAACCTTCCCCACCAGACTCTCATGTCTGGCAATATACATTATTGACATCTCATCCTCACTCACACAAGATATGTTAGAGGGAGGGGACAATATTCCTCGATCTGGCATAAACCCCAGATCGTAACTATCGTCATACTGAGCACACGGGGCACTCGCAGGTGGTCGTGGAATGGATCGAATATGAGCAAGCTCAAGCGGTCTAGACCAGCCAAATTTATCAGCGATTGATGAAGCTTTTTCTAAAACTCCAGCAGCAGCATTCGCAAACCCTGAAACAATGGGCATTTCAGACATAGTCCTAAAACCCTTGCCAAAATTCTCGGTAGTGCGGGCGATAACTCCTCGCATAGTACCGTTAATATTTCTATTACTAGAGGATTGAGCAGCCAGAGGCAATCTGGTAGGCCCAGTACGTACTACGTTTCTAGCGTAAGCACGAACGTTAATCTTAACAGTTCCTGTAGTAACAGAATCAGAGCGAGCAAGTGGAGCCGCACCGGGGGCAAAGAATACCTGACCAATTCCAGCAACGGAACCGGCAGTAGTAATCTCAAAGGCATCATAATAATGACACCATGGAATCACTAATTCCCTAACTCCTGGTTGAGCAGCATCAATCCAAACACCATGCATCTGCGAACCCCTTGCGACAGTATGTTGAACATGTAATCCAACAGTAGTGCCGATAGTTGACCATAATGGAAAGAAGTAAATTCTTGCCAATCCATAATGGTAGAAAGATGGCGAATATTCAAACCTTAATACCATCTCCCATTTAGCACACTGCCATCCCTTCATCCTTTGCAAAACCATTGCATTATTAAACCACAAACTATGGGCATTGAATGAAGTAAATGTTGGAGAATCAGTCCAATCTATTGTGGTAATAAGAACGGGTCTACCGAAAAATTCATCATCGGTAAGAGCAGGCTCGCCTACGGGTATAACTAACCTAGGTGGGCCTGAAGCCATACTAGAAACTAATTGAAAAGTAGTATCATACGTAGCTGTACCAATTCTTGCATCATCCACAGAAGAAACAACATCTTCTCCAGGATTCTCAGTAATAACAGGAGCACTGACTATGTCTCCATTTCCTCTATCAGAGGAATTAACATTATCATTATTATTGTGTTCAGTTGGTCCTAAATAACCATCATGAGACGACCAAATCTCACAATTTCTTTTCTCTCTATGGGGTAACCCAGAATACTCTGAGCGCCCATCCACACGTGCTAGGCGACGAAATCGAGAGACATTCGCCTTTTCTTGAACCTTTATCACACGTGATATTCCACCAGATGCTAATCCAACAGAACGAATTTTACTTTGAAATTGAACATCAACATCGACGTCCTTAATTCTGTCCCATAATCCAAGATTACCGGACAAATAGGATTCCCAAAGCGTTTGGTCATCCCTAAAGGGCTTTACATCATAGCCCTCTCGGAGAAGTGGTTTCAAAGTTAATACCAATTCTCTAAGATATTTTTTCTTTTCATCATCATGAAAATATGCTTCCTCCCAAACAACGGAGAGCAAGCACCAAAAACGGTAGTTAGGGTTCATTAAAGTTTTCTCCTCATAATATAATAACATTTTTAACAATGAATTAACATGTAAGGGAGCAACAATATGGCCGTTCATTTCTCTGAACGTCCTCTTTAAAAATTCACCTTCCCCACCATATTTGAGTTCATCCTTAGAACCATCTCCAGTAATGACTTGACCACAACGAAACAACATAGTAGAAACAATCTTGTCACACGTAAACCATTTACTAACGTCAACAGAAACACGCAAACTACAATCATCACCCAAGCTATTCCAGTAGTTACCTAACTCTTGCATAAACAAACTAAAATCTCCAGAACCACGCACAGTCGACCAGCACACAAACCAGTAATACAATTGACACATACAATTTAAATAAACAGTTAAAATATCACCAGAAGGTCCGCCAAAAAAGGCTTGAACCCACACACCATCAACGCACACAACACGAAAAACTTTCATCCATAAATAACACATAATAACCTTTCTAAAAACTTTAGGCCAATTAAAAGCACGCATGATCAGACCATACAAAGTCTGCAAAGCCCAATACATAAACGTATACATATGGTGCAAATCATACGCCTTAAAATCGGCTCCCAATCTTAGAAAAAATCCTTTCGCGATCTTAACAGAACGCTCGTAGATTATTTCCCAATCTGGGCCATGTGCATTAACAACAAAACACATTCCAAAAGTTTTTTGAAGGAAGGTATAAACAACAGACAAAGTCTTTGCCAATAACATACGTCCAAGTACATATTCATCAATAGATACAACATGGATAGTACGCGTTGACATTGACTCAACCTT